ATGGTAAGTGGTAATGCAGTCATACTGAGTTGTGGAGATGAGGGCGAATGTGCAGCAGTCAAAAATTTAACCATAGAAGAATTAAAATCTAGAGTTAAGTTCTTAGGTAAAAGGTATATAGAGCAGAATGGTATGGGATTCTCAATCAGGGAGTATCAGTAATGTTTCCCAACGATAAAGATGCACTATTTATTTTAATTGTGAGTGGAATAGTTATGCTATTCTTCTCATGCTACATAGGAGTGTAATATGGCTACATCAAATATAGTTGTTCAAGAAGTTAATTTAAAACTAACACCTAATGAGTTAGATATCATTAGTAATGCTCTGTGGGAATCTATTGACCAACACGAAGAACATATACATTGTTTTGGCAAATTTAAATCTATAAAAATAGATGATAAATATGTTTCTGATAAAGTGGATAAAGATGAAACAGATTCTTTGGACAGAGAAAACTACATAACTTATCTAAGATTATGTAAACAAATACACAGAGTAAACAGAGGAGTAAACAAATGAATGTACTAAGTTTATTTGATGGTTGTAGTAGTGGACAACTTGCTCTTGAGAGGGCAAATATCCCCGTAGACAATTACTTTGCAAGTGAGATTGACAAGTATGCAATCACAGTTACACAAGCTAACTTCCCTGATACATTTCAATGGGGAGATGTGACTAAGATTAAAGTGCCTACCAAAGGTAGTATAGATTTACTTATGGGTGGTTCGCCTTGTACGGGATTTTCTTTTGCAGGGAAACAACTAAATTTTGATGACCCCCAAAGTAAATTGTTCTTTCACTTTGTAGAGATTCTATCTTTAGTCAGACCTAAGTATGTACTACTTGAGAATGTACGTATGAAGAAAGAATATCAAGATACCATATCTTATCACATGGGTTTTGAGCCACAAGCATTAAACTCTAAGTGGTTGAGTGGTCAGAATAGATACAGACTATATTGGTGGGGTAAGTTACAATCTGATGGTACATACAAGCAGATACCTATACCAAAGATGGTAGATAAAAAAATTACTATGCAAGATATCTTAGAAGATGGGTATGCTACAAACGAGATGACTAGTCAAGATGGTAAGTCTCATTGTCTTACTGCGAGATACAATGGTGCAGTATGGTGGAATAGTATAGAACGTAAGCAACGTACTATGGTGCTCAAAGATAATCCTACCATGTCCAAAGATGGATTAATAAGAGTTGGCACTGCTGACCTCAAAGGACACGACTCTATCAGACGAGTGTATGCACAAGAAGGTAAAGCACCTACTCTTACTACCATGCAAGGTGGACACAGAGAACCAAAGGTTGCTACTAGTGGAGATATGTGGCGAAAGCTAACACCCCTAGAGTGTGAGCGATTGCAGACATTACCTGACAACTACACCAATCATGTGTCCAACTCACAGAGATACAAAATGATTGGCAATGGGTGGACAGTAGATGTAATTGCACATATACTCAAGACTATGGATGTTGAAAAACAATATTTACTAACTGACCCTATATGGGATAAACGATGGACAAAGGAGAATGTATAATGTGGCATAGAATATCAGACTTTTTTAACGTAGATTATAATAAGAAGTATGGAGAGGGTACAAAGTTTGACCTTGACTATGGTAAGTTGTTAATCATAGGACTATGTATTTACATAGCAATTAAGGTATCCTAATGAGTAAAAAATATCACGATTGGGTCTACATGGCAGATGATTCAATGAACAAAGTATTAAAAACAGTAGTAGTAGCACTTCATGTCTATGGATTTTGGGTGTTTCTACAAGCAGTATGGGAGAAGTTTATATGACAAAAATAGTACACGACACATGGCAATCTGTCATGAATCATGAACGCAATCCGTTGCGACACATACCTGACTTAAACACTAGACACATGGTCATGCAAGTATTAGCATGGATGTGGTGCATAGTATTCTCTATGTACTTCGGTAGTATGTGGGTTTTTGGTATAACTGCGATTGCTCATGTATTCATTATATGTGCAGTTGTAATTACTGTAGCTACGTTTGAAACTGCAAAGAGAAAGCCTACATTCTTTTTAAAAGAAGGTTATCACACACCAAGCAGAAGTAGATATATGTATTACAAAGGCAAGAGAATTAAGTATGACGATAATGACAAAGGGGGAGAACATGAATAGATTTATTATAGAAGATACACCAAGCAAGATTGCAGCATCGTTATGTGACCAACACGTAGTCAAGATGCCACTAGAAGAAACACAGATGTTATGTACTGTGCTATGGCATCATGCACCTAGTTTTGCAGAAGAAAATGATTTGTATAAACCTGTACATCAGAAGCATCCTTGCACACTATGGGCAATGGAAAACAAAAGTAATTACACTTTCGCATTTTGTTTGTTAGGGTGTATGTTAAAAGAATATACTGCAAGATATAATAAGTATCATGGTGCAACCAAACATTTTTCATCCTTATGGGATGGTAGAATGTATTTACCTGATGGCAAGATGACTGCACATCCACAATGTTTTAGTGGACATGATGATTTGAAGACTGATGAGTTTATGCCAATAGAAGCCTATCGTAATTTTTATATTGTTGACAAATCTAGATTTGCTAGATACAACTATAGCCAAAGACCCAAATGGTTTAAGGAGACAGCATGAAATTAAAAAATTTAATTATGGAATACTATGGTTCATACGAGTTTAAGCACATAAAAGAGGAAACAAGAAAGCAATATGTGTATTTTTCTCGTATAATCATGGACAGTTCACTAGACTCAACTAAACTTGGTAATTATCAGTTGCAAAACATCAGTACAAAGATGTGTAAAGTGGTTTACAGAGATTGGTGCGACAGAGGAGTGTCACTTGCAAACCATGTTTTATCTGTTGCCAAGATAATTTTTAATTATGCTATTGACATGGAACATATAGAAAGTAATCCATTTCGTAGTGTAAAAAGACAAGTGACAAAGCAAAGAAAAGTAGTTTGGTCTAAGGATGATATAAAAAAGTTCTTAGATTGTGCATATTCTAAGTTTGAAACACGTAATGTTGGTCTGATAGCACAGATGGCATACGAATGGTGTCAAAGATTAGGTGATATGAGGTTACTAAAGTGGGAAAACTTAGATTTAGATAAAAAAATTATGCATATTGAACAATCAAAGAGGAGAGCAGAGGTATTTTTGCCAATATCAGATGATTTGACAGAGATGTTACTGCAGCAGAGAGAGGATTTTGGGTTTCAACAGTATGTAGCACCCCGTACAAAGCCATATAAGGGGGTCTACGAGCCTTATTCACTATATAAGCTACCTCTACTAGCTAGAAAGGTTATGACCCTCTCAGGACTCTCTAAAGAGCTACGATTGAGTGATCTTAGAAGAACAGGTACAACAGAAATGGTTGATGCAGGAGTGTCTATGGCAAATATTATGTCCGTAACAGGTCATGCCAACCCTCAAAGTGTTAAACCATACATGAAGCATACCCTTACGAGTGCTAGTGTTGCACTCAATATGCGTAGAAATTTGACAAGTAAATAAAAGTATGATATAAGGATACTGTCCATGCCCAATGATATATATACATATATAAAACAATTAAACATACCTATTGATGATACATTAAGAATGGATTGTCCTATATGTAATGGATATAATACATTTACTGTTACAAATTCTATGGGTTTATTATTATATAATTGTTATAAAGCATCTTGTAATGTATCTGGTAAAAGTAAAATTAGAATAACTATGGAAGATATACAAAAGAAAATGCACAAAGATCAGGCAGATAAATCCATTCCCAACTTGGGAACAGAATTACCTGAGTATATTGTGAGTCATACAGATAGAACTGAAGTAAAACAGTTTGCAGAAAAGTATGATATTAATTTAGATAAATTAGATTTACAGTATGATGTAAAAGAACATAGAGTAGTTTTCCCCATCCGTGATAATGGAGCGATAGTGGATGGTGTGGGAAGATCACTCGGTAAAAGATTACCTAAATGGAAAAGATATGGTAATACAGGATTGCCCTTTACGTTTGGTTGTGGTAAAGTGGCAGTTGTGGTTGAGGATTGCATAAGTGCGTCTGTTATAGGTGGTGATGTCTACGTAGGGGTAGCAGTGTTGGGTACATCACTATCTGATCTCCATAAAAAATACTTATCGCAATTCTCAACTGCTATAATCGCACTAGACCCTGATGCTATCCCTAAGACAATATCGTTTGCCAAAGAGTTGCGGCAATATGTAAAAGACATAAAGGTATTAAAATTAAAAGATGACTTAAAATATTTAAACACGGAAGATATTATGAATTTATATTCCCTAACCCCTAAGGAGAAATTAGTATGGAAATAGCATTAGTTAGAAGTTTAATGGAGAAAAGTTTCTATGATGAGCATAGAGGTGCTAAGTGTCCTGACAGACTATTTAGCAAAGACGTAGGCAAAGTAAAGACAGCTATAGATTCTGCTATGGATAAATATAGTAGAAGTGTAACACCTGATGAGATAGAAGCATTGTTCATGGTTAACAATCCTAATCTTACAACTGCACAAAAACAAGCATACTCTTCATTGTTTACAGATATCAAAAAAGAAAAACCTTTGGGTAAAGACATAGCACAAGAGGTTCTGTCAAAGTTATTCCAAAGAGTTGTAGGAGAAGATGTGGCTAATCTAGGATTTGATTATGTCAATGGTACACAGTCTAGTTTAGAACCACTACGTATTTTATTAGAACAACATAATGATGATTTTACACCTGACTTAAATGTGGAGTGGGATGATATGGATATAGAGACTTTATTACAGAAGAATGACCTTGAAGCTAGATGGCATTTTAATTTACCATCTCTTACTAGACATATTAGTGGTATTAATGCAGGACATTTGATAGAGGTGGGTGCTAGACCTAATACAGGTAAGACTTCTTTCCATGCTAGTATTATTGCATCTCCTGATGGTTTTGCAAGACAAGGTGCTAGTTGTATTGTTTTATGTAATGAAGAGGGTAGTCACAGAGTCGGTGCAAGGTATCTTACTGCATCCACAGGTATGACTATGCAAGAGATTAAGAGAGAACCAACTAAAGCTCGTGATCTTTATCAACCTATCAAGGAGAAGATTAAGATTAAAGATGCCACAGGTAGAGATATGTCTTGGGTAGAGAGTGTGTGTAAGTCCTACAGTCCTGACATAGTTGTGTTAGATATGGGAGATAAGTTTGCTCGTACACAGGGTTTTGCTAGACAAGATGAAGCACTCAAAGCAAATGCTATTCATGCACGTATGATTGCCAAGCAGTACAACTGTGCTATCTTTTATATGTCACAGCTATCTGCAGATGCAGAGGGTAAAGTATTACTCAATCAATCTATGATGGAAGGTAGTCGTACAGGTAAAGCAGCAGAAGCTGATCTGATGATATTGATAGCTAAGAATCCACCAAAGCAGGATGATGATCCTGATAAAGAAGATTTACAAAGACACTTAAATGTTGTAAAGAACAAACTTACAGGATGGCATGGTACAAGACATTGTACACTTAACTATTCTCT